ATATCTATCATGAAGATGGACGCTAAGATATGCACTGACTTTTATGAAAGTCCTCATTTTTTCTTGGCATGTGATAAGGTTTATAACATGTATCGAGAAGCTATATCATCGCCAGAAATGACGGTGTACGAGATATATGATGATATTAATGGCGACGCCAGTCCTGGAATCATAGAGATTCGTAGAGGATATCGGAAAAAACGAGATGTTTTATATGCTGGTATACCTGCTATGGAATATGAAGACCCGGACATTAATGAGGTGCCGTTATGGAAGGTAAGTCCGAAGATAGAGCTTAAGGCCAAGGAGGATTATATAGATAAGAAAAAGATTAGAACGTTCATTATAGAACCGTTTCACCATTTTTGGTCCACGAAAAGATTTTTTGGTCACCAAAACAAGCGGATGAAGATGCTTGGATGGAGTTATTACGGATTTAATCCGTATGATGGCGGTGCAAATCGATTAGGTCAGGCTCTCGATAGGAGGAAACGGAAATGGATGTTAGATGGAAAGGGATGGGATAGACTCCTTTCACATTTGGAAGAGGTTTATAAGATACGAACAAGGGGAATGAACCCTTCAGAACAGTTAGATTGGACTGTGTACTGGTTGATACACTCCGTGTTGGTTTTACCTAACGGAGATAAGATACTGAAACATTGGGGCAACAATTCTGGTTCAGGCAACACAACTTCCGATAATATTTTCGCTATGAGTATCGTTATTGCAATGGTTTTCTCCTATTTGGGGGTAGACTTGAACAAGATAGATAAACTGGTAACAGTTGCGATTTTCGGAGATGACGTGGTTGGATCAGATGATTTGCCTTGCACAGACGAGGAGTTAGAGAGAGCATTTAGATATGTTTTTACCGACCTATTCGGAATCATTTTAGACCCATTTGTAATAACGCGCAAAACGGAAGAGCTTCAATTTTTAGGCTTTACGTTTACGCAAACGGATCTCGGTTTCATACCGACATACCCATTAGAGAGATTGTGTAGAAGCTTTATCTCTAATCCGGGTAGGATGGAACCCGACGCTGAGTTTGCAAAGATTACATCTTTGATGCTCATGAGTGCAGGACACGGACGTCTTGTTTTTAATTTTTTTCGAGACGCTGTCATGCAGACGGTATTTTCTAGTGATTGTGATTCATGCTTGCGATTACGGAAAATGAACTTAGATTTTGAAATACCAATATACGAGGACGTGCTGAATTGGTATCTAGGACATGAAGGAAAATGTCGATGGGTGTCCGATAAAGTACCCCAAGTTGTTAGAAATTTCGGACGAAATTTGGAAGAAATATTCAACTTTTTCGAGTTGAAACCCCTCCCGAATTTCAATTTCTAC